GAGAAGCGAGATGCACGCAGATTTAAAGTGGTTAGCAGAGAATGTGAGTGAGTGGGGTGGAACCTACAACTTTAAGCATATCTTTTTGGAAGATGGAGGGGCTGATTATAGCAGTGTGCCTGACGACGTTGTACTTAAAACCTTCACCCGCGACCAATGGCAAGCCGCCCGCGATGAGCTAGAGGAATATGAGGCTTGGGCCGAAACAGAGAAGCGCATGGACATCATAGGCCACAACGGCGGCACAGGTGAGCATTACGAATCACCCGCAAGCAAGTACCATGTGCAGATCAAAGGCCAGTGGGTTGACGTGTACGACATCCTGACAGCCTACAGCGTTACCAACCCCGCAGATGCACACGCTATTAAGAAAATGCTTTGCCCTGGCCAGCGTGGAGCTAAGGACGGAATACAAGATCGGCAAGAGGCTATTGTAAGTTTGCAGCGGGCTATTGAATTGGAGGGTGGATTGTGAGCGATTACCAGTCATTCATTGAGCAAAAGTCATTCCGGCATTTAGACGCCGGTTTTTCTTGCCCCGAAGTGTTGCCATACCCGCTTTTTGACTACCAAGAGCCATTGGTTAGATGGGCATGCAAGCGCGGCAAGGCGGCATTGTTTGCAGATACCGGGCTAGGAAAAACCATTATGCAGTTGGCGTGGGCTGACCAAGTGGCTAAGCATACGGGCGGGCCTGTCATTATCTTGGCACCGCTGGCGGTGTCATTGCAGACAATAGACGAAGGCAAGAAATACGGCATACACGTCGAGAAGGCCAATCCCGGCGCGGCGTTTTTTGGCCCCAACATTGTCATCACAAATTATGAGCAGATTCACAAGTTTGACCCCGACGTGTTTCAGGGAATTGTTATAGACGAATCCAGCATTTTAAAAGGAATGCAGGGCAAGCGCCGGCAAGAAATTACAGATTTCGGGATGTCCATTAAATATCGGCTTAGTTGCACTGCAACGCCCAGCCCCAACGATTTTATGGAGATTGGCACACAGGCTGAATTTTTGGGCATTATGTCGCAGATTGAAATGCTGGCTATGTTCTTTATTCACGACGGCGGTGACGTTTCAAAGTGGCGGCTAAAAGGCCACGGCCAGAGCCGGTTTTTTGAATGGATGGCAACGTGGGCAGCGGTTATCAGAAGTCCGACTGACTTGGGATTTGACGGATCACGCCACATACTGCCGAAACTGCACCATCACTCGCACGTTGTCGAGACTACGCCAGAAGATGCGCTATTTGTTGAGCCGGCTCAGGGTTTGCAGGATCGCAACAAGGCACGTAAAGGCTCAGTAGATGCCCGCGTAGCCGTAGCGGCAGAACTGGCAAACAACATGGAAGGCCAGGTTCTTATCTGGTGCAACTTGAACGACGAATCAGATCGACTCAAGAAGTCCATTGATGGTGCGATTGAGGTTAAAGGCAGCGATAAGCCAGACCATAAAGCGGATTCTCTAGTTGGCTTTGCTAGAAGCGACGTTCGCATTCTGGTTAGCAAGCCAAAAATTGCCGGGTTTGGTATGAACTTTCAAAACTGTCACCAGATGATTTTCGTGGGCCTTTCCGATTCATGGGAGTCATATTACCAGGCTATACGCCGATGCTGGCGGTTTGGTCAATTGAGTGAGGTTCACGTTCACGTTGTAAGCGCAGACACAGAAGGCGCGGTCATTGAAAACATTATGAAGAAGGACAAAAACAACCAAGAGCTAGGCGCGTCAATGGTCAGTCACATGAAAACTATGATGGATAAAGAAATATTCAGCGCTGCAACTGAAAAAACAGAATACGAAGCAAACATAAAAATGGAGAATCCAGAATGGCTAATGTAATAGATCAAGTAATGAACGAAAACTACGCCGTATATCACGCTGACACAGTAGAGATGGCTGCAGGTTTACCGGATGACTCGGTGCACTTTTCAATATTCAGCCCGCCGTTTGAGTCGCTGTACACTTACAGCAACAGCGACAGGGACATGGGCAACAGCAAAGACAGCGGCGAGTTTTGGCAGCAGTATCTATACCTGATTCGCGAGCAATTCCGAGTAATGAAGCCAGGGCGCATCGTTGCTATTCATTGCATGAACTTGCCCACCAGCAAGCAGAATGACGGGTTTATCGGTATCCGTGATTTTCGCGGGGAGATTATCCGCGAGTACCAGAACGCCGGTTTTATTTATCACTCCGAAGTTGTGATCTGGAAAGATCCCGTTGTTGCCATGCAACGCACAAAGGCACTGGGGTTGCTTCACAAGACGATTAAGAAAGACAGCGCCATGAGCCGCATGGGCATTCCTGACAGCATGGTAATGATGCGCAAGCCTGGCGCTAACTCTGAACCTGTCAGTGGTGCGTTCAAATACTACGTTGGCACTGAGCCTGCGCCCGGCTTTAAGCGCCATGTGTGGAACGACAAGCGCGAAGGCTGGACGGTTCAAGACGACAGCCACAACACTAGCGTAGATGTTTGGCAGCGCTACGCCAGCCCGATATGGTCTGACATCAATCAAACCGATACGCTGAACTTCCGAGAAGGCCGCGACAGTGACGACGAACGCCACATATGCCCATTGCAGCTTGGGGTTATACAGAGATGCTTGCAGCTTTGGAGCAACCCAGGAGAGATCGTCTGGAGCCCATTCATGGGCATTGGTAGCGAAGGTTATATGTCACTAAAAGCAGGCCGGAAGTTTATCGGCGCAGAGCTAAAAGAATCCTATTTCAATCTGGCGCTGCGCAATCTTGAGGCTGCCAAAGAATCACAATACGATCTATTTTAAGGGCTACCATGAAAATCATAATCGAAAAATCAGACATCAGCGCAACCATGAAGCGTGCGGCAAAAGTCGCGCCACAAAAAAGCACCATGCCCATATTCACACACGTCGCATTAGACTTTGACGGCGAACTGCTAACGATCACCGCCAACGACGGCGTGCGCACGTATTCAGAGTCGGTACCGGCTACCGGCGATCCGGGCAAGTGTACTATTGAGGCTCAAAAGCTGGCGCGAGCGGTTGCCGGCATGAAGTCCGGGCCTATTGAGATTACCGAAGGCCAGATTAAGCAAGGCCGCAGCAAGCTGAAACTTGAGTCTATGCCGTTTAATAATTTTCCGCAGCCGGATTATGAGGACGCCACAGCAACCACGCTGACGTCCGGGCAGTTGTCGGAAGCGATTGCCATAGTGGCGCACGCAATGCCACAGAAAGACGTGCGTCCAATGCTTAACGGCATTCATTTAACAGAAGGGTTTGCAGTCGCCACAGACGGGCACCGCATGGCATTTTGGGAAATAGACTACAATGGGCCGGACATAACGATACCGGCTGACAGCGTGCGCCAGATGCCTGATATGAAAGGCATTGTATCCGTGTCCGATAACCAGATGATTATCGATGGAAATGGGGCGCGGTTTAGCACCAGCTTACAGTCCGGCAAGTATCCAGACTGGCGCAGAGTTGTGCAGAAAGAGTTTGGCGCAACAGCAACCGTTAATGCGGATGATCTTTTGGCCGCACTAAAAACGGCGCAACTAGGCCGAGAAATTGGCCGGTTTGAGTTTACGACTGACACGCTATCGGTCGTAAACGATAATGCAGAAGCCGCTTGTGATTTGGAGTGTGATAAAGAAATCACAACGGGGTTCAATTACCAGTACGTTATTGATGCAGTCATGGCCAGCGGTTTGCCGAATGTTGAAATACAAATCAACGGTATGGAATCCAGTCTTATTAACGGGCATTTTGTTTTAATGCCGGTCAGAATTTAGTCTAATGTGCGCCCTTCGGGGCGCTAAGGATTCGTTTATGAGTTCACCCCAAAAACTAGCCGACAAACTAACTCACGCCAAGCGAGAATCAAAGTCGCTTAAGGCACAGCTACAGGCTAGCCGCATAGCTTACGATAATCTGCTGGCAGCGTTTGATAAGTCCGTATACACGCCTGAAGCAATGGCCAGGCGCAATATGTTTAAACGAGCGAGGGACAAATACAATGGCTGACTTCGCAGACGACGCAGCAGAGATAACAGAGAACTATTTACAGGTGGCTTTGCAGAATGCCAAGGCCACGAGCAGGCCGCAT